GGAAGATATAGTAGACGGTATAAAGCTAAAATGTGGAATTACTTCTCCTCATTTTATAACCAATAAAGATAAGCAGGTGTGTGAATTAGATACACCTTTGGTTCTGATATGTCAATCAGAGATACCTAATGTTAGGAAAATACAAAACATATTAGAATACGTAATAAAAAACAACCGATCTTTACTTATAGTGGCTCCAGTAGCACAGCAAGTAAAGTCGGCACTTTTAATGAATAAGGTTAAAGGAAATATAAAGGTAAACATTATTGACTTACCGGGTTTTGGTTCTAATAAAAGAAATATTATAGAAGATTTATCAATAACTGTTGGAGCTAAATTAATAAACGAGGAACTTGGTGATGATCTAGATTTAATGAAACCAGAACACTTGGGTGAAGTTGAATTTTCAGTGACAGATGATAGTTCTACTGTTTTAACATTAGAGGGTATGACGGAAAGATTAGAAAATAGAATAGATGACATAAGTAGACAGCTTGCAAATGAAAAAAATCAAGCACTTCAAAAACAGTTAGAAAGTAGGTTAACAATGCTATCTGGAAGCGTTGGTATTATTAAGGTTGGAGCTAGTTCTAAAGTTGAGCTTAAAGAGAAAAAAGATAGAATAGAGGATGCAATCTACGCTACAAAAGCGGCCCTGCAAGAAGGTATCGTGCCAGGTGGTGGGATTGCTCTTCTTAATGCTTCACAAAAAATTTCAACAGGGCGAGCTGGTGAAGTATTATTAAATGCTTTATCTTCACCATATGAAACCATTATGGATAACGCTGGGCTAACGATGAATCCTGGTAACCTAAAAGAAGGTTATGGTTGTAATGTTATAAATGGAACATTTCCTAATATGGTTAGAGAAGGCATAATTGATCCAGTACTTGTAACCAAATCTGCACTTAAAAATGCTGTAAGTGTAGCCTTAACTGTAATGTCAGCAGATTGTATAATATCAAATATAAGAATAGAAGATGCGAGCAATAAATAATTACGTTGTGGTAAAAAAAATAAAAGAAGAGCCAAAAAAAATAAGTGGCTTAATACTAACGGATGACACTGATACAGATAATAGATATAAAAAAGGTGTTATAGTATCAATTGGTAATCTAGTTGAGCAAGTTGAAGTGAAAGACACTGTATTTTACGATAAGCATGCTGGCCACGATATAACTTACAATGGAGACATACATCAAGTTATAAAAGCTGGTGATATAGTTTTAGTAGAATGAAGATATCATCCAGTGATTTGCAGGATATGAATCTATTTAAGTATTATAGATTAGTAAGAAAATGGGCTTGTAAACAAAATGATTTAAAAGATGCTGATCTTGAATTATTAATATTCCTTCATTGCTTAAAAAGATTTACAAGAAAGGAATTTATGGATGGTGTTTATATATACTCTTGGGATAAGAAAAGGTGGGATAGACTAAGAAATCAAGGTTGGATAGATGTGTGGAGACACAGAAATAGAACCACTATACAGTATTCTATTTACAAAACTTCATTTAGGTGTAATCATCTTATAAGTAGGATATATAGAATTCTACTTGGTGAAGAGGATATACCTATGACAAATAATAATACATTTTATAATAACAAATCATATACAGATAAGGTTTTTAATAAAGCAATAGATGATATGATAAAAGATAAAGATAGGTAATATGATAAAGAATATAATAGGAGGTTTATTTAGTAAAGTAGTAGATAATGCAGAAGGTATACTTGACAAAGTTATTACAACGGACAAAGAAAGAGATGAAGCGAAGCTTGCTCTTAAGCGACTGCTACTTGAAGCAGAAAAAGAAGCCTTCAAACAAGAAGTCGAAGACAGAAAGAGCGCTAGAGATATGTACAAGGACGATGCACTTATTCAAAAGATACTTGCGTCGTTATTCACAATAGCATATTTTGGATTAAGTTTTATGATGTTTAGATTCTTTGTAATGGGAGATATAGATATGGGTGAATTTGAGATAAGTTTTATCTCTACTATATTTGGTGCTATGAGCGCTAAAGTTAACACAGTTGTTGATTTTTTCTTTGGTGGTTCATCTAAGAAAAACGAACAACAAAATAATAAATAATTAAATTAAATATAATGGCAAAAAAAGAAAAAGTTGTAGAACTAAAACCTAAGGCAGAAAAAATATCTGAAGAACACTTAAAAGAACTTCAAGATCTAGTAAACGGAATGAATGGTTTTCATTTTAAAATAGGTAGATTAGAGTCTGAAAAACACGCTACTCTCCACGACCTAGCAGTTGCTCAAAATAAAATAACACTAATGCAAGATACTTTAACTAAAGAGTACGGTACCTACGATGTTAACGTTCAAGATGGTACTATTAACTGGCCTAAAAATGAAAAGTAATATAATTAGAAAAATTACAATAGGTAAAGATTACAAAAACGACTCCATGCACTATTCTGTTGATCAGGAGGTGTATGGTGGTCATAAAATTTGTGATATAGTAGAAGAAGAAGACAAGTACTCTATATATATAACAAAAAATAGCGATATTATACCATGGAAAGATTTTAACAAAAACATGGCTATATCAGTTGAGTACAACCTAGAGTATTAATGAGAGCTTATAAAGATTTTATAGTATCACCAATAGGTGATAGGTATAATAATTCTAAAAAAGTTGATGACAAAGAGTTGATATTAAACACTGAAATATCTAATCATCAATACGTAAATAGATTAGCAAAAGTAATCGCTACTCCACTATTATTTCAATCACCTATTAACGTAGGTGATGAAGTAGTAGTGCATCACAACGTCTTTAGAAGGTGGTATAATATTAGAGGTGAAGAGAAAAATAGTAGATCCTATTTGGATGAAGGTAAATATATAGTAGCACCTGATCAAATATTTTTATTCAAAAAGGATAAATGGGTGTCAACACCGGGCTATACTTTTGTTAAATCTATTATTGACGATGATAATTATAGCTTAGAGAAAGAAAAGAATTTTATAGGTATAGTTAAATATAGTGACGGCACCTTTGATGAAAACGAAGTAATAGGGTTTGGTCCAAACATGAGGATGGAGTATGTTATAGATGGACAAAAACTTTGGAGAGTCATGAATCAATTTATTGAAATTAAATATGGACATAAAAGAAACCAAGAAGAATATAATCCAAGCTGGGCACAAAGCGGTTGAAGAGCTAATTAAAGTTGCAAGAGAAGAAATAGTTGATTCAGACGAAGATATATCAGCGGATAGATTAAAGAATGCTGCTGCTACAAAGAAGCTGGCTATATTTGATGCGTTTGAAATATTAAATAGAATCCACGAAGAAGAGGCAATGTTGGAAGGTAAACCTGTAGAAGAAGAAAAGAAAGTTGCTTTTAAGGGATTTGCTGAAGGAAGATCTAAGTAATGTACAAGCAGACACTATATAAGGTTGTAGAACCTGTAAAATTAAATACCATTAAAAGACTTAATAAGTCTAAAAAATGGGAGTATGGTTATAATAAGGAAAATGATATTGTTGTTATTAGTAAAAGCGGGCAGATTGGCGAGATACTTGAAATACAAGGTCTTCAAATAGCACTACCAAAAAAACCAAATGAAGTTTATTCTTGCAGTAAAATAAAGTCAGAGCAAAAATGGAAACAATTTCCTGCTAACCTTGATTTTAAGAGAATAAAAACTGTATTTGATTGGCAAGGGTATCCAGATGATTTTAAAGAAAAACATTATGGATATATAGACGAAGAGTTTAGAAGAAGAGAAGAGGGGTTTTGGTTCATGAATAATGGTAAACCAACGTATTTAACAGGTACACACTATATGTATCTACAATGGAGTAAGATTGATGTTGGAGCTCCTGATTTTAGAGAGGCAAATAGATTATTCTTTATATTCTGGGAGGCTTGCAAAGCAGACAAAAGAAGTTATGGGATGTGCTATTTAAAAAATAGACGTTCCGGTTTTTCTTTTATGAGTTCATCAGAAACAGTTAATTTAGCTACATTAGCAGGTGATAGTAGATTTGGGATACTTTCTAAAACAGGTGCTGATGCTAAGAAGATGTTTACAGACAAAGTTGTACCTATTAGTTTAAACTATCCATTTTTCTTTAAACCAATACAAGACGGTATGGATCGTCCAAAATCAGAGTTAGCGTATAGGGTTCCTGCTAAAAAGTTTACTCGTAAGAAAATGAGGGAACGAGAGGAGCAAGATGATATGGAGGGATTAGATACAACTATTGATTGGAAAAATACAGGTGATAATAGTTATGACGGTGAAAAGCTCTCTTTATTAGTACATGATGAGAGTGGTAAATGGGAGAGACCTGATAATATAAAAAACAACTGGAGAGTTACAAAAACTTGTTTACGATTAGGTAGTAGGATTATAGGTAAATGTATGATGGGATCAACAAGTAATGCTTTAGATAAAGGAGGTGATAATTTTAAAAACTTATACTACAATTCAGATGTTACCAAGAGAAATAGAAATGGACAAACTAAGTCAGGATTATATTCTTTGTTTATTCCTATGGAATGGAATTACGAGGGATTCATTGATGAATTCGGACAACCTACTTTCAATACTCCAGAAAAACAAACATTTGATCCACATGGACTAGAGATAGATTATGGTGTTATAGATCATTGGGATAATGAAGCTGAAGGGTTAAAAGATGACCAAGATGCTTTAAATGAATTTTATCGCCAGTTTCCTAGAACAGAAGAACACGCGTTTAGAGATGAAACGAAAAATAGTTTATTTAATCTTATAAAAATATATGAACAAATAGATTATAACGAGGGAAATAGAAATTCATCTGTGTTAACAACTGGTAACTTTCAATGGGCAAGTGGCATTAAAGACACAAGGGTTATTTTCAACGCTGATCCAAATGGTAGGTTTAAAATTAGTTGGATACCTAATAGTAACATACAAAACAACGTTATCATAAAGAACGGTGTAAAGTATCCCGGTAATGAACATATGGGCGCTTTTGGCTGTGACTCGTATGATATATCAGGAACTGTTGATGGAGTTGGGTCAAAAGGAGCTTTGCACGGATTAACTAAGTTTTCGATGGAAGATGCTCCAGCTAATACTTTCTTTTTAGAATACATAGCTAGACCACAAACGGCTGAGATATTTTTTGAAGATATATTGATGGCATTAGTGTTTTACGGTATGCCAATATTAGCGGAGAATAATAAACCTAGACTTTTGTATTATCTTAGAAGAAGAGGATATAGAGGTTTTAGTATGAATAGACCAGATAAGATTTGGAACAAACTGTCTGTAGCAGAAAAGGAGGTAGGTGGAATACCAAACTCAAGTGAAGATATAAAGCAGGCTCATGCAGCCGCTGTTGAAATGTATATAAATGACCACGTTGGTTTAATTGAAGATGGTACTTATGGTACAATGTACTTCAATGAAACTCTAAACGATTGGTCTAAATTTGATATAAATAAAAGAACTAAACACGATGCAACTATAAGTTCGGGTTTAGCAATAATGGCTTGCAATAGACATTTATACCGACCAAATCCAAAGTTAGAAAAAACCCCATTAAACCTAAATATATCGAAGTATAATAATAAGGGGATTTCCTCAACAATAATTAAATAAGTATTATGATAGAGTCTATTATAAACTTTCCATCTCAATCAGTTAGTGATTTAGAAAAGGTAAGTGAAGATTATGGTTTAAAGGTAGCAAGAGCTATAAAACAAGAGTGGTTTTCAGATAGCTACAATAAGTTTAGCGGCAATCACAATAACTTCCACAAATTAAGATTGTATGCTAGAGGCGAACAGTCAATTCAAAAATATAAAAATGAATTATCTATAAACGGTGATTTATCTTACTTAAACTTAGATTGGAAACCTGTTCCAATAATTCCTAAATTCGTTGATATTGTTGTCAACGGTATGGCACAAAGATCGTATGAAATAAGTTGCTTTTCACAAGATCAATATGGCCT